GCATGTTCTACCTCGGGGAAATTACCGGGCAAATATCCACCGATGAAATTCTGGGGAACATCTTTAGCAAGTTCTGTATCGGAAAGTAAAGCCGTCTTTTACCAAAGAAAGAAACATCCAAGAAACATCCAAGTAACGGAAAATAATCATTTAATGATAAGGGTTTTAGGAGTGTTCAAAATATTCCTGAAATATCTGCTTTGTTTCTTTTGTTATTCCTTATTTTGTCATATATTTGTTGCCAGTCTGTTACTCGATGATTAATAAGTAACAGAAATAACAAAAACGGGTAACATTATGAGCACAAAAAAGAATGGGAAAAAGGAATCAGTAACACTCCGGGAGAAGAAGCTGGCGAATGGGAATATCAGTCTTTATTTGGATATTTACCGGGATGGGAAGCGAAGCTATGAATTTCTGAAACTTTACATAACCAAAGCATCCACCCCTTTGGAGAGAGAGATTAACAGGCAGACACGTGCAACAGCCCAGGCCATTAAAGCCAAACGACAAATTGAACTGCAAAACAATGAATATGGGTTTAACAGCCAGTTCAAGCTGGATACTCCTTTCCTGGAATATTACAGGAAAATGTGTGATGATAGAGCTAAAAACCAAGAAAGCAGGGGAAATTACCAGAATTGGTTCAGCTGTTTAAAACACCTTGAAAGATACTGTTCAGAAGATACCACCTTCAGAGACATTACACCGGAATGGATTGAGGGCTTCAAATCATTTCTCGATACTACCGGTAAAGACCTGCATAAATCGAAATACGATGATGGTAAGCCTGTAAAGCCATTATCCCAAAACTCAAAAGTATCTTATTTCAATAAGTTGAGGGCCGCAATTAATCAGGCTTACGACGATAGGATCATTCCTATTAACCCATTAAGAGGGGTAGAGGGCTTCAAGCAAGAAGAGACAGAGCGTGTTTATTTAATCTTTGATGAAGTAAAGGAACTGGCAAAAACACCCTGCAGAAATGCAGTATTGAAAAGGGCTTTCCTGTTCAGTTGCCTGACTGGTTTAAGGAAAAGCGATATCGAACGGTTGAAATGGGGTAATGTAGAGAATTTCGGAGACTATGTAAGAATCAACTTCAAACAGAAAAAAACAGGCGGCAGGCAGTACCTCGATATAAGTGATCAGGCTGTTCCATTTATGGGTGAACGTGGTTACGATGATGAACTTGTTTTCTCCGGATTCAAATACTCAGCTTATTTGTTGTTAGAACTCTCAAAATGGTGTATGAATGCAGGGATAAAAAAAAATGTTACGTTCCATACAGGCCGGCATACATTTGCTGTTTTAATGATAACTGAGGGGGTGGATCTTTTCACTGTTTCAAAGCTTTTAGGACATAAGGAAATCTCCACCACTCAAATTTATGCAAAGGTAGTTGATAAAAAGAAGCAGGATGCAGTTAACCGGATCCCAAGCTTGAGTGATGACATAGCAGAACCGGTTAAAGATCCTAAAGAATTAATGATCAATTTCATGGGAGACAATTAGTTTTCATAATAAGTTTTTGATTGTATAAAGCACTTCCTTCACTGGAGGTGCTTTTTTGTTTATAATGAATATAAATTAGTATTTATAAGTATTCAATTAATTAGATAGATATGTCATTTTATTATTGATATTTCTGTTAATTCTCCGAATATTGCAAAATCTTATATATTAAATCAAAAACATGAAATCGATTGAAGTAGAAATTGAAAAAATACGTAAAGAGATGATAACTGCAGATAAAGCAGCGGAGATCCTTATGGTGTCGAGAAATTGCTTATATCGATGGGCAAAGAAGGGTGTTCTCACCCCCATAAAGGTAGGGGGTAAAGTATTATATCGGTTTGAAGATGTAAAAAACTTCATAACTGGAAACTTGTAACAATCATAAAACCACAGAAGAATGGAAGATATTCAAATTCAATTAGATCGAATTGAAAGAAATACCCTGCTGGCTGCAAAGAAAGTACTAACATTTGAAGATGTAGTAGTTCTCACAGGTCTAAGCCGCTCATACTTGTATAAGTTAACCAGCACCAACCATATTCCCCATTATAAACCAAGCGGGAAACAGCTTTATTTTGATCGTGAAGAGATTGAAAATTGGTTGAAACAGAACAGGGTTGCTACAGTTGAAGAGACTGACAGGAAGGCAACAAATTATGTAGTAACTGGTAGGAGGTAATATATTATGAATAAAAAAGAAAGCCCCACACGGCTGGAACCAATGCAGGGCATAATTTCATTTGAAGAGGTACAGGGCAAAGATATGAATAAAATATATAACTGCCTGAGTAATCGGCAGAAAAAAGTTTTTGATCTTCTATGCACAGGGAGGCAATCAGTCACTGATATTACCATTGCCTTGGGGTTTGGGGATCCTCGCTCTTACATTCGTGATATCCGTGATAAGGGTATTACGGTGAATGATGAATGGATTGAAAAAGGTGAAGTGAGATACAAAGTTTACTGGATAGAATCCGAGATACGAAGTTGCGAAACAATGCCTTTGGGAGAGATCCTCGATTCACCAGCTTTCAATAATACCAAGTATGGCCGGAGATGAAACAAATAAAGGGTGGATCTCAATATATAGAAGAATCCGAGAACACTGGATATGGGAAGATCCAGTAAAATTCCAAAGATGGGTAGATTTACTGCTTGAGGTGAATCATACTGGAAGGAAGGTTAATCTAGGGTGTGCCATTATTGAGTGCGAAAGAGGTCAAACCATAAGAAGTTTAAGAAACTGGGCAAAACGTTGGAAATGCTCTAAAAGTTCAGCAAGAAGATTTCTTGAACTGCTCGAAAAAGATCAAATGATTGTATCAGAAAGTGTATCGAGAACGACTCGTATAACAGTCTGTAATTATGATAATTATCAAAAAATGCGGAACGATGATGAAACGATCGCGGAACGATCGCGGAACTATGATGAAACGATCGCGGACCCAAACAATAATTATAATAATTCAAATAACAGAATAAGTAAAGAGGCTAAATCAAAAATTGATGTATATCCTTTTGATGAATTCTGGAATGACTATGATAAAAAAAGAGGAAATAAGGAAAAACTAACCAAGAAGTGGAATAAGATCTCAGACAGTGAAAAGCTAAAAATTAAAGAACATATTCCCATATACAAAAAAGCGCAACCGGATAAGGCGTTTCGTAAAGATCCGGAAACTTTTTTAAGTAATAAATCTTGGAATGACGAAATAATTATCAGCAATGGAAAAGATAAATCAAGTGCAACAGAAAAACAGTCCAGTATCGTCGACATATAAAACTCTTTCCGATCGGGTACTCCCCAATGCACCAGAATTGGAATGTGCAGTTTTAGGGGCACTGTTATTAGAAAGCAATGCGATACACCGGATTGATTTGAATGAAGATGACTTTTACAATCAGAGTAACCGGACTATTTTTATTGCAATAGAATCACTCACACGTAGGCAAAGACCTGTTGATATCCTCACCGTTCTAGATGAATTAAAATCAACAAATACTCTCGAGCATGCAGGAGGTACTCCACGCTTTATTGAAATATCGGACAGTATCGCTTCAGCTGCACACATTGAATATCATGCTGCAATATTGAAACAAAAGGCCATTGCCAGGAAGTTGATCGTTCAGTCAAACAATGTTATGGAAATGGCATTTGATGAAAGCCAGGATGTTCAGGATGTAATTGAATATTTAGAACGAAGCTTCACAGAGATAAGATCCGGAGGTGCAGCAAGTGAGTATCAGGATATGAAGTCAGCCATAAAGCGAACCATTGAATACTTGACTACGATACAGGGCAAAAAAGAGCAGGGGGAGGCTGTTACCATCCCTACTGGTCTAAAAGCACTTGACGATCGTCTGAATGGTGGATGGAGCGCACCGGATCTGATCATACTCGGAGGACGGCCATCGATGGGAAAGACACAGTTTGCACTACATTTTGCCAAAGCAGCATCGGAAGCGGAGAAGCATTGTTTATTCATTTCAATTGAAATGACAACAGAGCAACTAATCATGCGAATGCTTACAGAAGATGAAAGGTTGAATCTCTATGATATGAAAACCGGCCAACTGGGGAGGGATGAGTGGATTTGTATTGACCAAAATATCCGGGAGATTGAAAACAACAAACTTTTCATTGCCGACAGTTACCATATCCGGTACCTTAATAGTATCAAATCGCTTGCAAGAAAATTGCATCGTACCGACCAGCTGGATCTATTGATTATTGACTATTTGCAGCTGATCAAAACAAATCAATCATTTGGTACCAGGGATTTGGAGATAGGTTACATCACCGGTGAACTGAAAAGCCTGGCCAAAGAACTCAATACCCCTGTTATCCTGCTGGCCCAATTGAGCAGACCTCCAAAGGGAACAAAAATTCAGGTACCTGTTTTGTCCGATCTGAGAGAATCCGGGAACATTGAACAGGATGCTGACAAAGTTATTTTTCCACACAGGCCATCCTATTATGATCCCGCAGCAACAGAGAGCAATGGCCGGACCTGGAAGAACAGGGGCGTTCTTATCATAGGTAAGGACCGTGAAGGGGTCAAAGATGAAAAGGTATATTTCCAGACAGATGACCGGTTTAAAAAGATATGGGATGAAAATTACATGCCACAGGAGAAAACAGAAACGCCACCATTTTAAATGATATCTAAAATATTCATATATAAACGATTAATAATTAATATTATGGCAAGAATTATACCATTACAAGCTAAACTAACATTGCAGCAGACTATCAACGAACGGGGTGATTTTTACCCTGCCTGCATCTTTTCCAATGATACGTTTGTCTCTCATTTCGAGGCCAGCCTGATCGTAGCCAAGGGACTTTTAGACCCCGAACAGATAGAATATTCCACAATTGAGAGTGTTTTGACCGGATTGTCCGAGTATCGGGTGTGGAAAGCAAACAAACCGAAAACGGAACTTCAAACCGAGATAACGGAGCATTTTTCTCTATTGCCGGATTCAGACTGCAATATTGAGATGTTGTTCCAACCCTACAACAACATACCTACGGAGGCTATTCTGTACAGCCACGGAGAAGTACTTAACATTGTGGGAGCTTATAAGATGGCAATGGAAAAAGCCGATGCCGAACAGTCGGAGGCAATCCAACCATTGTATGACAGCTTCAACCGATTCCTGACGGACTGGGAGCTTAACCAGCAGGCGACCGGGAGTTATTTTGCTAACGAAAAAAGTGTATAGCTATGGCAATAGTAAATAAATGGGGGGCAATAGATATAGTTGCCGATCAATGGATATCCACAGGAATTATGAGAATAGATTTTCAAAGGCCTAATGGTTTGGTAAAAATGGCAGATTACTGTGTTTTTTGTCAGCCTTTGGTAAGTGGTCAAAGATGCGTTGTTACAGGAATGTATTCAACATACTTTATAGTTGAGGTAAGAAACGGAAGCGGTGCGCTTGCGAACCTGGATTTTTCGTTTCAGATGGTGGGAGATAATTATTGACAGTATGAGTGATAAATATATTCCGGGTTATTATATTCCCAATATGAGTAAACTTCTGGACGTGGTAGTCAACGTGCTGGGCGTATCTTCCCCGGTGGATATAAAACCATTGAGAATAAAAACACTTAATGCTGTCGGTTATACCGAGAAGCGCAAAGATAAATACACCGTCTTCATAGACACAAATATCCTGAAGGCGGACGAATTGACCGACCCCGTTATCAACCTTTTCATCCACGAGGTTTGGCACGTCAGGCAGATGGAGGACGGCAGACTGATAAACAACGATGCTTATACGGTTGCAATATGGGAGGGAGTATATTATTCTATGGAGATGCCACACGAAAAAAGACCGTGGGAGATTGAAGCTAAAAGGATGGAGACCGTATATTTCAAGCAAATAAACGGACAAATATAAAGCTATGTAAAAGTGTTGGAAGTCTGAACAAAGCCAAATGTTAGAAGACAATTATTAGGATATGAAGAGCTATTTTAAAGCCGTTTAAAAGGCGACAATTATTTTACAGGCAAGGTGGCGGGAAAGCAGTCAATCATATCAAATCGACGAAGCGGTACAGCCAGGCGAGCACAAACAGAATAATAATGAAAACTGAAAGAATCAATAATTTTGATAAGCAACATATCAATCGGCTGCTATTACAGGAAAAACAGATTAATGCCCTATTCAATCAGTTAATTCGATTGGTGGCACCTGAGATGCGAAAATGGAAAGATGCCGGCAATAAAAACAGTGTGTGGATCCGCAACGCTGGAATTGAAAACAAGATTAACAGAATTCTCAACGATTTCCGTATTGCCCTTGAAAAGTTCATCAAAGAGAACCAGGAAAAGGCCTGGATGTCTGCTATTGATAAAAATGATCTGATTGTTGAGCAATATATCAAAGGGATGGCATTGTCTTCTATTGCAAAAGAGGGAATGTTTTTCCGGAACCTGGAGGCATTAAAAGTACTCCAAAACAGGATCGATGACGGAATGAACCTTTCAAAAAGAGTGTGGGATATTTCAAAGCAGACAAAAGGCCATATTGAGCTGTTTCTTGAATCTGGGTTATCAACCGGCCGAAGTGCTGAGGCAATTGGCCGTGATTTCAGACAGCTGCTTTATGATCCAAACAAGCGATTTAGGAGGACCAGAGATGAAGAAGGTAATCTGGTCCTTTCTCAGCCAATGAAGGATTATCACCCTGGCTGGGGAGTGTATCGGTCCTCCCGGATGAATGCCCTGAGAGTGGCCAGCACTGAGACGAATATGGGGTACCGTATGAGCGATGCAGAGCGATGGAAACAGCTTGATTTTATCCTTGGTTACGAAGTAAAGCGGTCTGCAAATGCTCATCCCTGTGTGATCTGTGATTCATTGAAAGGTAAATATCCAAAGGGTTTTGTTTTCCCTGGATGGCACCCTTTCTGCATATGTTATGCTGTCCCTATCGTAATGGAGCATGATGATTTTGCTGATTTCCTGCTGAAAGGTGCCATCCCGAAAGAAAAGTTTATTAAAGATATTCCGGCAGGTGCAAGAGAATGGGTGTCTGGGTATATGGGTAAGAATCCGAAGACTGGTGATCCTTATTTTGTGAAGTACAATAAGCCTTTTTTTGTGAAGTGATAAGAGATTCAAGAAACTTTTGAAAAATTTACATTTTATTATACAGATAAACGATTTAGAATTTTAAAAAAATGAATTATGACTACAGAAGAATTAAAAACAAAAGCCGTAAGGCTTAAAGGTGAAATTGAAGCTTTAAATAGTTTAGTTGAGAAACATCAACATGCTTCTTTAAAAGTAAAGATCCAAGCCATCAAAGCTTATGAAAGTGAAAATCCAGGTGCCAAACTCTCATACAGTGTCACCCACACTAATACGCCCGGAGGTAGTAAGCCTTTTCCAGTGATAAGTCAACAAGGTGGTGATTTTGTGAATGAGTTTGAAGTGATGGAACAACTACTCTCCGAGTTCGCTGAATTATGCGATGAAATTAATCAGATTCAGTAAAATCTTTCAATTATGACAGAAGAAGAAATGGATAAACTCTCAATTGAAGAGTTGGCCAAAATGATGGATCAAAATGAGAGAGTAAGTTGTGCGGTGGATCTGGACCAAGATTTAGATGATGAGCAATGTGGCAACGGTGAGTTTGGAACAATAGATTTGTTTAAAGATTAAAACATTAAAACATTAAATAATAGAATTATATGGTAAAAAAAACAATTAAACCTTTATTGGTTGATTTTGAAGAAGTGCACTATCGTAATGATCTCCATAAATTGGAAGAGCGGATAATCAAAGCACACGGTAAGAAGTTGGAAAAAGCTTTTGAGGCTACCGGCCTGGGGAAACTCAACGATGATTATCTTCGGGGTATTTTGAAAGGCGATCTATCCGGAATTCGAAAGGCTATTACTGATGTGATCTCAAAAGTTCTAGATCCTGAATATTTGAGCAACGAGATTGCAAACAATGTGAACGGCAAAATAGCAAGCTTGGAACATGAAACAAGGGATCTTCTTTCAACCATTGATATGAGTGGTGTCGCCTGCCTGGTGGATTATGTCTCAGTCAGTGATAGTGGCGTAATTATTGTTTCAAATGAAGCAAAAGAAAGGTTGAAGGATTCCCATAGTATGTTTGTTACCACTGAAGCGGGAATCATCCGTTATAATCTTCATAAGGCAGCAGCGGAGGCGATAAATGCCTTTTGCAATGAAATGGGTGATCATTTGGGACATGATTATCCTTTAGATGCTTTCAAAATGGATGATGATGGCAAGGTAATCCCGAAAGTTTATGATTACGAATGAAAATCATCTTTACTTGATGATGCGATTTTTGGGCATCCCATCCCGATCAATAATATAAACGAGAAATTAATTAATCATGCCAACAATTGATCCAATTTCGAAAAGTGGACTGATGAAAAGCTCCCAACTTTCGCTGAAGAAGAAATGAATATTCCGAAATTAAGAAACCCTAGATTACCCACTCAATGAACCGAAATCACATAGATGAACTACTGGAAGAGCTTGCAGCTTCATTGAGGCTAGCATTAAAGAGAACAGGCAATCCTGAAACAGTGAAACAGTTTCTTAATGATCCTGTTTCTATTGCAAGCCAAACGGATGGAATGGTTCGGGCAACCGGTGCCTACATTTTTACATTGCATCAAGCAATAAGGATAATGAAATCTAAAGATACTGTTTGCAAAATGAACAGTTCTAATTTAAGATTGGATGAGATCGACAATCCATTTTGGTGCTTCCCTGATCTGGACCCGTTTGGCCTAAACTAGAAAAACATCAAAGCAACTATCTTAAAAAGCTATTTTCAAAAATGGATAAAACTACTGAACGTGTTCCCGGTAGCTCGATAGATGATTTACAGAAATTGTCTATCGAAGAGTTGACAGATGAAGAAATTGTCGCGATCCTACGGGCCCGATTCAAATCAAAATTTGCACTTGTAGCATATGAGAGGGATGGTGATTATTTATTCGTTTCAACGTATGCACCCGGTGGACTAAAAATGGTATCAAACCTGCAGAAAGCCTGGAGCGAAAAGTTTGGACATATTGAAGTACTATGAATATGGAAAAGCTCACCCTTAAACAAGAAAACTTTTGTAATTACTATCTGGAATCCGGCAACGCCTCTGAGGCATACAGGCGTGCTTATTCGTGTGGTAATATGAAGGATGAAACAGTGACAGAAAGAGCCTCACGGCTATTAAAAGAGTACAAGATTAGTACAAGGGTAAAACAATTGCAATTAGCACTTCAAGAACGCTCCGATATTGCCAAAGATGAGGTAGTCAAAGAACTTACTGCAATTGTAAGGGCCCGCATTACTGATGTACTGAACATCAAAGGCAGCAAGGTAACAATTAAGAAACTTGAAAATATGCCCGATCATGTTGTTTCCTGTATTGCATCTGTTAAGAAAGCCAAGGACAGCATTGAAGTGAAGTTTTATGATAAGATTGCAGCCATTGACAGACTTAGTAGAATGCTAGGCTGGAATGAAGCTGATAGGATTGATCTTAAAGGTTCAGTGCCTATTAATGCTTGGTTGGAAAAAATGAGCAACGAAGAGTTGGATGAATTTATCAGAAGCGAAATTGATAGACAAGGTTTTATTGAACCACCTAAAGAATAAGACATTATGGCTAAAGAAGTAAACAATGAAATCAACAGTGAGATAGAACGGTTTGAATCAATTACAAAAGCCTACGAATCCGGTAAACGTGCCGGGATAATAGAAGGGTATTTGCGTGCCTCAAAGAACATATCAGCTGTTATACCGCTGTTACAGGATAAATTTATAGATAAAATAAACGGAATGTCGGAACTTAATTTAATAGAGTGATTTTTTGATTTCTCATAACTTAATTACTTTTCTTTTTTTGAGGATCCTTTTTTATTGAAGGGTCTTTTTTTAACAATAAGTAAGTTAATATGATAAGATATTATGTTAATTTCATCGTTAAGAACCTATAAAATCAGAGTTGGAAAACAAGTTTTTTTAAACATCACGTAATCAGTGGTATATTCTTTAAAAAATGTTTTTAACATCCATATAATCTACATTATGTTTAATTGAATGGTCTAAGCTGCTGATGTATTTGTTTATTCAATATGCCGGTTTTAAGATATGGGAATTGATCTACCATTTATAGAATTTTTATCTTAGAACACTTGGAGATGAAATGAATAAAGAACAAAACGACGATTTTAACGTTATATAATTGGATTATTATAAATATGTTGTATTTTTGCAGTTATACTGCTTATAAATGTCCAGGAGGAGACGAGATATGGTTAAAGATGATATTTTAAAATTAAAAGCTACTTTTCTTTATATCCTCAATAAAGATAAATCTGTAGATATGTATCATCTGTTCAAAATATTATATTTCGCGAACAGAGATCATTTGGCAAAATACGGTCGCACTATTACTAATGATACATATTGTGCTCTTCCACAAGGACCAGTCCCAAGTGAATTATATGATGTCATTAAAACAAAGAAAGGCGTAGAGGTAAAATCATGGGGATTTGTTGCTGATAATTATAGTGATATTTTATCCTCATTTAGCGCTGAAAGTGGTTGGAAATTAAAGGCATTAGAAAGACATGATGAAGACGAACTATCAAAAACAGACAAAATCTGTCTTGATGAATCGTACGAAAAACATATAGTTATGGATAAAAATTATTTGCAAAGATTATCTCATGACAATGCCTATGAAAAAGCTAAAACAAGAGGTTATAATACCCCCATTCAAACGATTGATATCGCAAAAGCTGGGGGATCATCTGATGAGATGGTAGAATATATCAAAGAAATAGAAGCTATATCTTTGATGTAAAAATATGGGGTCATTAGGTGATGTTCTCTCAGAAGAAAGTCGCAAAAACTTAACAGTCGCCAAAGTAGAAACTGGCGCTGTTTTTTTAATGCCTTTTTTTAATTTGGATGGAATTACACCAAAAGACGGAAAAGACTATCGCTACAAATGGTATGTAGTATTAGGAATTGAAGATTCCGGGAATGTATACGGAGGTGTTGTTATTAATACCAAAATAAACGAACATCTTTCAAAAGAATTAATAGATAGTCATATACCAATTTGGAAGTCAAAATATAGCTTTTTAGATCATAATAGCCACATCAATTGTTCAAAATTAATTTGTAAGGATTATGATTTTCTACTTGAATCTTCATTTATAGGTAAAATAGAAGAAGAAGACGTGGAAGTTATAATCAACACAATTATTGGCATAGGTTCTGCCACTCCAAAGGAATTAAAACGTTTTAATATTCGTACCGAATAGGAAGATACAACCTGCACCCTATATTCACTTTCCTTCAGCTATTTATTTCAAATACTCTTTCATTTCTTCAATCGCTTCTTTCATACACTATTTTATCTATGATTTGCCAGTGAAGCAATTGATTGAAATTATCAAGTATTATATTCAGGGATTAAGGATTAGATTACGATCTATACATGAAATCACTTACCTCCTTCAAAAAAGAGGGTAGATACAAGTAAGATGATGCACCTTATATTATTATGTTTATGTAAAGCAATGAATTAGAAGACAATTAGTAGGGCTTTAGATTGGTTGATTTTTAATTAGGTCTCACATACCTCGACAAGTAAGAGTTTAAAATATCATTTAAATCTTGAATAATTGATTCAAATTCCATAGATAACCCAATTAATGTATATGGATCTACTTCTTTCATTACATTGATTTGCTTTTCAAAATCTGGATCTCTATGAGCTATTGTATAATGTCTAATCTTTTCTAGATATTGTTTGGCTTTAGCACCGAATTTGACGACTTTCGCTTTATTTTCTTCAGATTGTTTTTTTAGTTTTTCAATGAATAGATCATTATCATGATGTTTCAAAGCCCGACGAAAAGTCCCTCTGAATTTTTCACAGATTCTCAAGGTTTCATAAATCAACAATGCTGCTTGACGAGCAAGATACATCTTAGGTAAAATTCGCTTTTCGTATAATGTATAATATCCTATAGTGAGTAGATCAATTTGAATCATATTAATATTTCCAAATATATCGGATATCAATGCAACATTTTCTATTTGTTGATTGGATGCTTCCTTCTTAACCATTATTGAATACTCAATATTCGATTCAAGATTTTCAATTTTTTCTTCATAGCTAGTAGTGAAAAGTTGAAATTTATCATTCATTATGTTGTCAATGTCAGATCTAGGGTCAATTTTAAAGATACTCATATTAAATTGTTTTTATTCATAAATATAATCAAAATACTCATTCTCTGAATATTTTGTTTGCCGGAATGATATTCTGAATATCGAGCATCCGGCTTGCAGTCTCGAGTTCAGTACGTTTGAAATATACTTTTGCTCTTTTACTATTACCTGTTGGATAGCCTACTATCCACCTTTTCCGGCGCCACTCATCAATCAATCTTTTTCCGTATAATTTACGTGCCTGGGATTCTGTTAAAACTTCATGGGTAATACCAAGCCGGTTTAGCGTACAATATACGCCTATCTCAACGGCCTTAATAATGATCTGTTCGATTGTACTATCATCCATAACGGTTAGAGTTTAATTATTTAGCGAGTTGGTTTTTTAATTTCTATTACTAGCCAACGCTTTGGCCAGGTTGTTAAAGTGATGTTTCAATCGAGCAGATCATATTATTCACACATACAATTAAGGCCTGTGGTCTTCACAGAGGCGCGCCAGCTGATCGAAAGTTTCAATCCGATGAGTTCTCCATTAATTACAATAATGCCGGAAATCGGCTTAGAATGCACTTGTGTCTCTTTCAAAAACTGTATTTCCGGTTTGTCCTGGCATAGCCTAATCATGTTTCTTTTCACCCATTAAAAGTGGCTCCGGGATTCCATCCGGAAAAGCAGAACAAGCATAACTATCGAAATGCTTGCAAAACGAACATTGAGAACCGTACAGATTCAACAATTCGTGTCTGTCGTCTAATATAGCCACGTATTTATTCAACTTTTATTTTTATTTCACTTCCGCAGTTAGGACAATTGATAGCAGTTTGTTTTTGCTCAAAAAGTTCCGAAACATCAATCTCAAGTAGGTTTGCCCATTTTTCAAGAGTTTCAATCGTTGGATTACCGTTTATTTGTGAAGATAAACTAACTCGATTGATTTCTAACATATCTGCAAATTCGTTAATGCTGATATTTTTTTTCTTTAATACATCTTTAATGATTAATCCCATAATTTATTTGTGATATTATAAGTTTTACGCAAAAATACAGCTTTTTTTTGGATGTAGTGTTAAAGGCATGCATTTTATAGTTAAAGTAGTTTAAAGCCTTACATTTAATTTGCTAATGTAATGTTTAAGCACTACATTTGTATTGGTTAATAATAACAAAACACTACAGAGATGAAAACTAAAGTAAACAAATCAGACGTATTCAAAAGAGCTTGGAGAATGTTCAAAGACGTAACCCGTCCCGCATTTCTTAACGCTTACGGAAGCTACTACTCATTGAAAGACTTTTCAGGATGCTTGGCAGCCGCTTGGGGTTTGGAAAAAGGAATTGCCGCTTTCAAGGAGCAAGAAAGGATTGAAGCCGAAAAAAAAGCCGAACAAGAGCGCATTCGACAAACTTGGAAAAGAGTAAACTTCACACCTAACTACGAATCAATGAACGCTTTTTATAGCCGTTCGGGTGCATACCACGGAGATTAATCAACTTAAAAACTTATAACCATGAACGAAAGAATGATCGCCATAATGGAATTGATGCAGAAGCAGATTGTCCGCATCGACGCGCAGCAAGCGAACTACAAGCGTTATAAAGCTCGCTCGGTGTTCTACCGTGGAAAGAAAGATGATGACCGCCATAGCCACGAAATGCAGATTAAGAAAATGGCTCTTTCGAGACTTGGAGCAGCTTACAACAAATGTCTAACCCAAATAAATAATCAGATATGAAAGAAAAACTAATCAGCTTCCTGTCTCAATTAAGCGAAATGAACGATTATATTCAATCCTGTGAAGATGCAATGGTTCTGGTAGACCCGATCATCGAGAATAACATTCAGGAAGCAATGGGGAGCCTGAGCGATACGGCCCACGCTATTTCCATCATTATCGGGCGCGAGACACTTAATGTTGGGTATTATGGAATGCCGACATTTAACTTTGAGAAGAAAGGAGGCAAGTCATAAATGACTATATAAAAGTGTACGGCAAAATTTCTTAAAGGGGGTCACAATGGGGATCCCCCTTTTTGTGTCTATATCATTATCCTGAAGAAATTTCAAGTTGAGTATATTTTTAAAATAGACCAATCCTCATGAGGAAAAAAACTATTTAAAATATCAACAAACTACTTGAATTATGGGCATTAAAGAAGTTAAAAACTACATTACAAAGCGATATGAAAGGTGGTTGGATTATTCCAAGTATTATTGTGCAATGCAAGGGATGGCCGGTGAAGAGGTGGACCTGTTAAATGAAGTGATGATAAGTTTATTGGAAAAGCCGGAAGAGAAGCTTTTAGAGCTTTACAACAAAAAACATAAACAATACCGTGAGCTGGATTACTTTGTTTTGAGAATGATCAAGATGAATGCCACATCAGATACGGCCCCATACCGGCATAAATATAAACCAATCCCTGTTGATGCTAATATCAATTATTCCCAGCTCGAGATCGAGGACCTTGCAGATGATGAAGAGGATAGGGCAGGGGAGATCTTGCGGAAAACGAGAATTATCCATGAAGCAATTGAAGATATAGAGCCTTATACTGATCCGCTCGATATCGAAGCTTTTTGCTTTCGTTACTTTGATGGAGAACCCGGGGATAACTGGAAAGAGAGCGATATGAGCAGAAAGATATGTTATAATCGTTCCCACCGGGCAAGAAGTTCAATAAAAACATTCGTGGAAAATTATGATACCAGGAGATTAAAGGTGAAATCGATTTGGTATAATTTCGTAGGATGAATTGTACTTTTTTCATAATACAGGAATTGAATTATCGTATGTTCGCGCATATATGACTTTTGATCAATCCATAGATTAAAATCCTTTTGTGCCCTGGTTTGTGAAAATTTGGGCGTTTTATTTGTTGATTATGAAATAAGTTATTAGTTTCGCACAAACAAAATTTATGGTATCAATGAAAGCCTTTGTAATAATGCCATTCGATCAGAAATATGATGATCTTTATAAGATTGGGATTAAAGAGACTATTAATTCTGAAGATCTTATAGCGTACAGACTTGATGAACAGATATTTGATGAAGGGATGCTTGAAAGAATCTACAATGAAATACAATCTGCAGATTTTTTGATAGCTGACTTAACTGAAAGAAATCCTAATGTATTTTATGAATTGGGATATGCACACGGGATTGGGAAGCGCACTATATTATTGACTCAGAATGCAGATAACATCCCTTTTGATTTAAAACATAAGAGACATATAGTATACGATTCTTTATGTTCTTTAAAAGAAAATTTGAGAGTCGAAGTTGATTGGTTGAAAAATGATATTTTACAAAATATTAAAATTCCCATCGATGTCCAATTAAAGTCTGATGGATCTTTAACTTTAGATGAATTTTATGCAGAAGCAAATCTGTCTTTTCAAATTGATATTGAAAACCTATCAGATAAAAAATCTATAGAAATTAATGCGATTTATTTGCATTCCCAATGCGAATGGGAAGTATACCAAGATGAGAGGAGCCTTTCTTATAAGAGATCTTCTCATAAAGGATTCAAATATAAGTATCAATTGTTAATTGATAACCCAAGAATTCCAAAAAGTGGTTGGATGGCATTACATTTAGATTCTAAAAGGATATTAGCCAGTGTTATTGATGGAGATGAATTAAAGGATAGTTATGTCATTCAAGGAAAGATAATTATAGATGTTGAAACAACTATTGGTGATATAACTCGAACATTACCACTAAACGTACATATAAACAATCTTCCTTTTTAGCGAATAAAGAAACAGCAGGTAAATCCTGCCGTTTTCTATTCTTCTGCCATCTGATACTCAAACTCTGTTCTGAAATCTATATCAGTTATATGAACAGCCTGTCCAGGTTGCCTTACTTCTACTATGATGTCCGGCTAAGAGGAGTGAAGTTCTCGATCAGATTACTCCAACCCTGCAGTGCGACATAGATATCGGATGCAATGTTAATCCACTTTGAGTATAGGAATCTTACTTTTGAGTCTGCCTATGATGGCATAATAGACCATTTCCATACTGTTCAAATGCTGTTTAATCCTATCTTAAAATACGGACATATAAAGTATTGTTTTGCCAGGAGAGATCAAAATATGCATATCTTTGGGTCTATGAAAACGACTTAAAATGCGCCAAATATATTACAGGCTTTCGTTATTTTGATGTGCGATGTTATAAAAATGTATTAACTTTAGGGATTAAGGTTGTAATCTAAGAAAGTATTATCAGATGAAACAGGATGAAATTTTGATTAAAGACGGAGTATTGTATATCCGTGATGATTTTGAGGGGGCCGTATTTAAATTTACGGGAACCGGAAAAGGTAGTTTCTGCGAGGTGAAATTTAAAGGTGAACAGCCGTATAAAGTTGAATGCACTACCGATATAGCTTGCGAGGCGTATCTCGGTGGAGAAATCATCGCCAAAGAAGAATACGAGAAATATTAAATTTTGCGGGGTGAGATAATTTTCAAAATCCAAAACGCCTGTACCATTGCATAATACACTGTAATAGTCAATGTAACTCAATAGTTAGGAGTACATTTTTGATTTCCAGTATTATATAAGCGAAAAAAATAAAGAACAAAACTGCAATTTTAACGTTATATCATTGTACTATCAAAAATAAATTGTACTTTTGCAAACCAATAATTAAGAAGCGACAAAAGTCTGCCACCAAAATTATGTTGAAGGAATGCGATGAACATATTAAGTGTCAGTGTCTTAATGATAATCATTCAGAACAATCAATTCAGAATGAATGGTTTGAAGAAATGATTTCTAGTTTAAAAATAGACCAACTTTTAATGCAGACTAATACCATTGATGAGCAGAAGAAAGAGGTTTATAAAGCAATGATGGATAAAAATGACAGTAAAGTTCATCAATATGCAAGAGAAATGAGTTCAAGGCACTTTATCTATAATTTAGTAGAATCATATATTAATGAGTTAGTTGAGAGAAAAACTGAACTAAATAAATTGGCATTTGATTTATTAAATTCAAAAGTGCTTGTTTGGGCTGAGATTAAAGATGATGATGAATACTCTGAAGATTCTTTGATATTATCTGCAGCAAAAGTTAATAATGAGTTTTATAAATATGGCATTCATTTATCTCCAACCATTGTAGAAGAGTCAGACAATATAAAAATTCCAGATCATTACAATCAAGCAATATTTAAATAGATTAATTTTGGGACAGTTCGAAGATCACATAAAACAGTCTAAATCTAATCTTCAATTTCTTTCTTTAGTAGACCAAAATATTGATAATTATTGGGATTGGAAGGTAACAGTGTGTTTTTATACTGCAGTTCATTTAATAAATGCACATATTGTTAAAAGGTCAAAAGCTAATTATTTATCCCATAATAAGGTTGATGAATTTATCAATCCTTTTAGTCAGTTTTCTCCATCAAAATTAGATAACCCCACATATTTAGCTTATCAAAAATTATCTAATCTTTCAAGGAGGTCAAGGTACTTAGTCCATGAAGATATTAATAAAAAAACTCCCACGGATATTGTAGATGCACAAGCTACATACAGTAAACATTATAGTAGAGCTGTTAAGTATTTGGAAATTATTATCGATTATGTTTGCGCTGAACACAAACAGTCGATCTCTGCCACTAATATTAAATGCATCGATTTAAATAACACAAAATTAAAGTACTTTAATATCAGGTCCTAATAGCATTATCTATAAATACATAATTATAATTCAAATTAACTTCTCCTCAAGAATCCTAAATTTTCACGATATCTCAAATAAAGTTTTATTGCCTTGATCGCTACTTTCATGCTTTAGTAAATTGTATACTAACAATTGCGGATTTTAGATAGTCTCCTAAGTTCTTAGCATAGTTTTAATTTTGACAGGTGAGATAAAATCCAATTTAGACTATTTGCCTTATCTTTGGATCATATAAAAGTCCGCAAAAGTACATTTATTTTGTATTTTGTTACCAGTTTGTTACCTACTCACTAAACAAGCAGGCTTTTAAATATGATAATCAATCATTTGGGATGTATGTTTCACATTTTGTATCGGAAAGTAGTGTATTGAAAATAAATATTTTTGAATAAAAAATAATTACAAAAGCATATAAATTTCATTATTTCCTTGATTTTATATGTTTTTGAATGTAATTCTATATCTTTGCATAAAATAA